GCGGAACGCGGAGAAACTACGCGGTACAGCCAGTGGGTTAATCATTTTGGCTAACCCGAAGGCATCAAGGGGGGACTGAGCAGCGGGAGTACCTGTCATCATCCATACCCATGTGTCGGGTTTTATTATTCTGTTAAGTACTTTCCAGCGTTTTGAATTTGCGTTCTTATAATGTGTGGCTTCATCTACAATTATTAGATCGTACTCGGCCATCTGTATGTGATCTTCTACTATCTCGACACCATCATAGTTGATAATCACAAAGTCTGAGTCGCCTGAGATTATCCTACGGCGTTTATCTTTTGCCCCGTGCGCTATATCCACACTACGGTGCATAGCGAAGGTAAACAGGTCAGCCCTCCATGCAGAATCCATAATAGACAAAGGGCAAATAATCAGTACTTTGTTAATAACCCCTTGTTTGAGTAAGAAGTCAGCCGCCCAGATAGCAGAGGCAGTTTTTCCTGTACCTTGTTCATTAAAGCAAAATGCTTTCTTGTTTAGTGTAAGAAAGGATGATGTAGTCTTTTGGTGATCAAAAGGTTTGTAGCGCCCCGGCCAATCGTACTGACCTAGTATTGGGGACGGTACATTCTTGACGTTAAGGTTGCGTAGCACTCGTGCTTCATCTACGCCCCACTTAACTAAGACTTCGTTGTTGCCGAGATCACGGCTAGTCGGTATGGCTGTTGTGATTCTTTGGGGGTCACGAACCCGCAGGCGTAAACCCCTGTTATTAACTACTCTCATCGTTTCTCCAGATTACTTCTTTTTCTTTCTTTCGCGCTTACTAGTTTCAGAAACTAGGTGCCCTTTAGAATTTCGTTTGAACGATCTGTTTTTGGATTTGCTTTCTATCTTAGTTCCATGAGAGTTCTTGCCACCTTTGCTCAGTGCTTTCTTGTGGCTTACATCCTTACCCTCTCGTTTATCGGCTTTGCCGTTCTTATTCTTATCTTCACCTTCCTTGTCTATCTTACGCCGCGCACGCTGCCTCTCCATACGGTTAGCATGTTCGCCACGTTTCTTCTGTTGTTCGTACTCCTTTTTATACGGACGTTTCTTCTTTGTATACGGCATCATCTTCTCCCGTTATGAGGACACTCTAGTATAATGCAATGAGCCTTGCACAATCCAGTGGGCCTCGGATTCCATACATCAGTCACAAGTGTCTTTTCCAAAATCCCATATTTGGTTAACCACTTCTCCCACAACTTTGATTCGTCTTTTCTTTCGTAGGTTTGTTTAATTAACTTGTTACACACAACAAACAACAACCCAGCTTTTACTGTATGTATCTCAGGGAAGTGTTTGAACACACACAGGGTCATAAGCTCCAACTGCCCTACGTCAGCGTACTTGGCAGATTTCCCCGTCTTGTAATCAAAAACTCTGGCTACCCCTGCGTCTCTATCCAAGATAATCAAGTCAGCTACGCCTCGATACCAAACGTCATCAGCAAAAAACTTACAAGGTTCCAAGTTTGACGTAATGCCCATCTTGTATTCACAGAGCTTCTCGCCCGACATCGCCAACAACTTATCTAATACGTTTTGCGAGTAATCAAATCGTGGGTCTAGTTCGCTAACTACCCCACCTACGTAATCCTCCGCTGCCTTGTGGTACTCATTACCGTACCGCATTGCTTCAGTATTAAAATTTTCTTCGTAGTCCTTTGCTACCTTCAGGTGGTAATACTTTTTCGGGCATTGTTCAAAAGTCTTTAGGCTACTGAAAGACCATGCTGTTCTCGTACCCATTCGATACACTCTCCATAATTCTTCCCGATTTCCACATCCCCACAGACGGGTAGGCCAGAGGCCCATTCGGGGACAAAAGCCATACAGGAATCTATGTAATTACAAGCTTCAATAACTTGTTCGTCAGGGACACAGCATACCACAGAGTCATGGACTGTCAGCAAAATCCTATACTTCTTTTGTATTTCCAGCATTTGTTCTGCCATTACACAACGCGCTATGGCTTGACATACATTTTCAATAACTTTGCCGCCGTATATTTTGATGTAACCCATGCGGGTTTTGTAGGAGTACTGCTCCCTACCATCCTCATCTAGCTCCATCTTCAGTTTGTTGTAATACATACTAAGACCTGACGGTAACTGGATGGCGTTTTCTTTCGGTAGGAGTTTTAGAACGCCTTTCTTCCCTACCGTTGTTATGGCGTCGCCGTGCAGACATCCCAGTGCAGTATTAGCTGTTCGCCACAATTTAGTGATCTTGCTGTTGGCACTACGGTACACCCCCACAATGCGACGGCATTCTTTCTCGTCAACTTCTACACCAAATGTTTTCAATTGTTCTCGGAATCGTACAGCGCCCATGCCGTACCCAGCACCAAGTATTGTAGTCTTACCTATGAAGCGTTGCTCTGGTGTGACTTTCTCTACTTTAGTTTTGTATATACTTGCGGCCATTATCTTGTATACATCTTCACCACGTTTGAATGCTAAGACTAAATCGTTCTGCTCTGCCAACCACGCCAGCACTCGTGCCTCTATCTGAGCAGAATCGGCTTGGATCAGGGTGTGCCCTTCAGGAACGCAAATACATGATTTCAATACCTTTGCATTTGGCCCTCGTGATGGTAAGTTTTGTAGGTTTACCTTATCAGAACCACCCCAACGCCCCGTATGCGCTGCGTAATATTTGATGGGAACTGGCATCTTCTTTCCACGGGTAGCAATATCCAAGAAGCGTTCTGTTCTTGTTTCTTCTAAAGTACTTTTCAAACCTAGTCTTGCAGCAACCAATGTCTGTACTTCTATGTCCTCGTGTTCTTGTAGCGCCTTAAACCCCTCGTCTTTCTTGGCAAATGCGTAGGTTTCCTTGCCCGTACCTGCGCTGATTTTTGTTGGTGGTTCTACTCCGGCGTTACGTAACAACTCTGCAAACTTGTTGTTAGACATAAGGTTCTCTAACTCAACGCCGCTTTGTAGAAGAAGTTTCTCTTTTTGTTCTTTAAGGTTATCAAGATGGTTGTCTAGTTTAGCTACATCTAGTTCAAGCATAGGTTCGATAAACATACGTAGGGTCATGTCTATTACCTTGAGTTCGATCATGGGAAACCCACGTTTCTTCATAAAGATGTCGAACAGTTTATAGGTCAACTCCACATCATTTATACAGTAGTCCCCATACTCGGCTAGTTCTTCCTCGGTAAAATCTCCCCTTCTCTTACCTTCTGCTTTGAGTACCTCGGTTCCTTTCTGGCCGATGCCATACATATCAGACAACGCTTTAAGAGATGCCCCAGCATCCACCCCATGAAGAGCACGCCCCATACTGAGAGTATCAAAATAAACCCTACCCCTAATGCCAAACAGCCAATTAAGAATAGCCCCATCAAACAAAGTATTGTGAGCCAGTATTGCAGAGTTAGCCCAATCGTACTCATTCTGTAAATAAGTTTTGAGATCATCGAACCCTCCGCTCAACCATTCAGTGTCCCCGTCATTAACTTTTACAGCAACACCTATAACCTCAAAGTCAGGGCTACGTACGTACTGCTCAGTCGTTAACTTCCTAAAGCCAAAGGTTTTGCTGTAATAAGTTTCAAAGTCTATTGTTATTATGTCCATTATAATTTTCTGCTTTCTTCTAAAGTTTTGTCGTACAAGTTATCAAGGTAGTCTCGCCAATCCTGTAAGATATCTAATTGAATAACGAAATGCTCGCTATGGAAATTTTCCCAAAGGTCTATTTCGCCCTCCCCTGCGTTGGGGTTGTAGTACAAAGTGCCGTATTCCCAAACTTCTTTTTTCATTACAGTTTCCCCTCTTTTACTAATGCTAAACGGTTAGCTTCTTGTGCAGCAGCTATGTCTTTTTTATTTTGGCCGGTGTACGCGACAGCCAGCTTTTCTTTGATAAGTAACTTGTTGATGGTTGACCGTCCGACTTTGATCTCCCCCAAGTACCTTCCAAACTTTCCCTTCTCTCTTGTTCGGAGCGCATAAACTCCTCCCAGTTTGAGAGCCTTTTGAGCGTAGGCTTTTGCGAGTAGCCCATGTGCTTTCTCCTGTTTATTTCTAGTGCGGCACTCTGGAGTATCGATGCCGAAAAGACGGATACGCTGATTACGAACCCAACAATCAAAACCAAGATCAATATCAACATCTACTGTATCTCCATCGACGACTCTAATTATTGTTGCTTTGTATTCGTACACTATTGTTTCTCCCCATACGCTTCTACGTATTTATTTAAATACCATTGGGCTTTCTTCAAATCTTCAAGCCCGTTCTTGTATGTGTGCCTGTGTAAATACTTCGTGATGTTACCTAGCAGGTACCCCCGAAAACCCTCTGGGGTAAGTTGTTGCTCGATGTAATCAATACACTCTACCCCCTGATTAGCGTAGTGCGGGGGCTTGTTAACCATGTCTTGGGCACTGCTTGTGAATATAGGCTTCTTCATTTAACACCTGCGTAGAACACATGTTTGTTTATCTTAGCCGTAACTTCGCCGGTATAAGCCCACTCTGGGTACACTTCAGTAGTGTGGTAGTGAGTAGCCCCTTTTGTTCGGTCAGGTATACGGTCACTTATGTATGCGAGATATAAAGCATCGTACCAAGCATTAGTATTTCTCGGGCTGTCGGATTTACCGTCGCACCAAAAACTAAACTGACACTTGTCTCTCACTGGGTTATTGTCCAAGTAATAACCTTGCTTAACCACATCGCACGCATTGTCTGGATAGCGCGGGTCTTCGACTCTATTGTGTATAACTTGTGCTACAGCAATCTGCCCATCGCCGGGTTCACCCCTAGCCTCGAAATAAATTGCAGTAGCTATACATATTAACGCGGGAGTTATCATTACCTTCTCCTAAACGGGTCTGGCAGCACCTTATCCGGCCCTTTGTGTACCTTCGGTACTCTGAACCTGTTCCGAACAGGATTGTCCACCATTGGTCTACCTATCGGGGTCTTTAATTTAACCCCGTGATTAAAGAGTATTGTTCTCACGCTGTTAGGGCTTAACCCTAGCTGCGCAGCTATATCAACACCCTTCATACCTTTCTTTGCCATATCAATAATCTTTGGATACAAATCCTTATGTCCCTTCTTCGCCATATCCTATCATTCCAAATGTGCCACACTACCCGCTGCAATAGTCGGTTGCGGGGTTTGTAAATTGGTACCAGAAAACTTTTTATTACGCATCCATTGATGGTACTTACCACGTACTTCAGCACGGGTAGGGGCGTACCAGATTAGTCTATCTTCGCCCTTACGTAATTCTAGTCGCCAAAAATCTTTACTGATTTCTTTTATAATCATCGTTCTCATCCTCCACAAACTCTTCTAGTTTTTCTACTGCTGTTATAAGGCGTTTGCCTAACTGTATCAGTTCTTCGGCATGTTCCTCGTCAACCTTAATCGTTATCTCTAGCATCGTCCCAATCCTCTTCTCGTCCAACGTCTGGGTCGGGTTCATCCAACCACCACTTGCGTCCGTAGTCTTCATCGCCAACGCGGTTCGGATCGTCCGGCAAATCTCGCTCGTTGTTATACACTCTGCCCATCATCATTCTCCTGAATATCTTTTAGTATCTCTCGCCTTAGTCTCTTGCGATCTTCGAGCGAGCACTTAGTTGCGATCTTGATGTCGCTTAGTTTTAGTTTGTAACTCGACGCGTTCCAGTACAGCGCAGCTTCTGGATCAGTAACCAACATGTACTGCCACTGCTTCCCGTCGATGTCTAGGTAGAAGGATTCACCGTTCATCAGTGTACCTCGTTCCCATGTTTTTCATTACTCCACTCAACTAATCGCCAAGTGTCTGACACGATCTCTTCAAATCTTTTTTCTGACACACCCAACGTAATAGCTACAGAGATTATTTTAGAAAGCAGTATTGATTGAACCATACGCACATCGGCGCCCCCGTCTATACCTTCAACTAATGCTTTCTCTACTTGTCTCTCTATTGACGCAAACTCTTCCAGTTCCTCGTCTAGTTCTTCTGTATCAAACTCTTCTAACAATTCTTGCAACGTAACATCGCCCATCGTCTTGTCTCCTTAATTAAAAGTTGCGTGAGTCCACACAAAGTTCCTCCACCCATTCAGAGTTCATCTGTGCTTCATCACGGCTAACCTTAGCGCGGCCTAGTCGGCATACTCAGTCGTGCAGGAATCGCCTAGGTCACATCGAATAACCTAAAGCAGAATGAACACAACCGTATGCTGCGGGTGTTTTTCAATGCCTATCCACCGCCCGCTGGGATGGGGGCAAGGCCAGAAATTTTTAAACACTCCTTGCCCAACACAAATATCTTACTTATCAAATTCTAATATTAACTGCTGCCACGACTGCCTGCGCGGCCCATCATGTTCTCTTGATTCTAAAACATGTTTCACAGAATCTACGTTGTCTTCGTTTACTACCCACCCAACGCCTCCGGCTTCGTTTATGTTTTCCAGTTCACGCAACTGAAGAGCGGTAGGTTTATTCTTTCCTGCTTTGCATTCAATACCGTAGAACCAACCTCGGTAACAGACGATTATATCGGGTACACCTGATCGTCCATAACCGCCCGTTGCTGGGAAGAAGTAATACACATCATCCATACTCTTCAATTGCTTCACTATTTCTTGCTTTACTTTTTTCTCCGGCGTCATCGCCATCGGTATCTCCCTCATTAGGATAAATCCAGAATATGTATTTACTTATTCGCTGACCGATCTCCGGTATGTTCTCAGTAGGGGGGTCATAGCTACGCATTTTCAACACAGCTAACTTCCTCCGCATCCAGTTTGGTAAGTTGTTTATATGGTGAAGTTTAGAGTCTAGTAAGTAATCCCACTTGTTAGTGTCATCGCCTACCTTGTCTAGTACCACCTCGTCATAAACCGTGCCGTCCTTGTCTACAAATACCTCAAGCCTGAACGCATCACTCACTCGGAAATACCTCGGCAAACTCAGTGGGATTCAAGAACACCATACCGTGCTTGCCTCCTGTATGTAGAAAACCGTCAAGCATGAACGCACCGACATTCGGTATGTACTTGTACTGCTCCCAACTGGCGAGCAAGTTCGCTTCATTGATCTGCATCGCAGCCAACTTGGATCGGATTATGTACGGCATCCCGCTTGCAGTTTCATGCACGGTGAGCTTGTCAACAAAACCTTGTGGGTCGATATATCCTTTTTGCTCTGTAGACTTCACTGTGTAACAACGGGCCACGTCATCATCACCAAACTGTGAAACAAATACAGGAACCAATGAGTTAGCCTCGTCGATTTGTTCATGCAAAGGTTTGATAGCCTCCAGATGTTCCTTCGCTCTCTCCACAAGTATTTCACTTGCTGGTATGTACATCTCCATGTTGCCGGTAAGCGCATGAGCCAACCACTCCATCAACAGGGGTTTGTTGTCCGCATACCTAACGTCTGACCAAAACTCAGTCACTTCTTTGTTAAGTGCAACTTGGTCTGTCTCCAAAACATCCTTAGCCATACTCGCCATCTTGTTATAGGAATGGGCAACGATAAGATCAAAAGTTACAGCGGGGCATCTAAGCACTTCGTTGATTACTTTCTTAATATCGTTCGTGCGGATGGCAGCCTTGTCTGTAAGGCTAGA